GCTGCTGCAGAGTTCCATTCAAACACGGCACTGTCGTGTATAAGACAGATAGCCTTATCACCAAAGTTGTCTAGTGACCACATACCAGGTTCTAATACCAAATCTCCTGATGCTGCTTCACCCCATGCCACAAAATTTGTTGTGCTGGTAACAGTATCTCCTGCACCATGTGATGCTGGTGAAGTACCTCTAACATCTCTTGTAACGCCTGTTAATTCATTAGATGTGCTTATACCTGTGTAAGATATCTCCTCTGTTCCTATCTTTATAAAGTTTGTACCTGAATCTGGAAACTGTGATACGTCTGCTAATATGATACCGGTTGTAGTTGTAGAATTAATTGCACCAGATAAAGTTGTTGTTGGCTCACCTGCTACCTCACCACCAAAAGTTCCAAGAGACCAACCAAAACCTTTTGCCTGTACAGCAGGTCCTACAGGATAATAGTGTTGTACTCTTATACCACCTGATGTTGTTGCACCAGATCCTGATTCTGCTGAGGGCATTGTGATTGTAATAGTTGTAGCATTAGGGACAGTAGTTACCATAAATTTTTTATCATTAAAATCTGTAGCCCCAAAGTTTGAATTTGTTATTGTTGAAAAATTATCTAATAAAATTATATCTTGTTCTCCTATGCCATGATCTCCACTGAAAGTTATCGTAACAGTCTGTGATCCGTTAGTCGTGCTAAATGCACTTGTGAGTGTTGTTGTAGCTTTGATTGGGTGGATGTCATAATATACACCACCAGAGAATGCATATAGAATTCTGTTTGTGCCAATGATAGCATACTTTCTAGCTTTACTATTTACAAAATGATGAAGACCTCTCCCAGCACCTGTTAGTTTATCATCACCAAGTTGTTTCCAGCCACCTATCTTTTCTGGTGTGCCATATCTAAAACGAACATTATCACAGTTGGTCCATTGACCCTCTGCTCCAGTGGGTGTTATCTGTTTATTGATTCCAGGCTGAAAACCTATTTTTTGTAGCATACGACTCCATTATAATACTATTTCACAAATGCGGGTAGACCTAGCATAGGTCTGCCATCAAATTTGTTTTTTTCAGCAAATGGGCCGTTTACATGATTATAATGTAAAAACACTTGGCCACAAATGTTCCCGTCAAAAGGCTCTCGCCAATGTTCGAGTTCGCAACCACTATATACTAGCATATCGCCTACTTCAAGCAAGACTTTTGTGCCTTTTGGAGCATTGGGCTTATGTATGTTCTTATACTCATCTACGACGTTGTTAGACCCTGTACCATCGATAAATATAGGCCATGGATCTCCACCAAGATTTAAAGTCGTAGATATCTCACAAGAAGGTCTATCTTTGTGTCTTCGTAATTCATCACCTTTTTTATATGCTCTAGCGTAAGAGTAAGTAGGTATTAAATCTAATCCTGTATGTTGTTTCATTACAGGCAACATCTTAACCAATAATGTATCCATTACAAAATCACCATAACAGGAATAGGTATTAGGTATCTGTTGATCGGTCCATGTTCCAAGGATCGGGGACTGTGAGTGTAGGTTATTTTCATACATAAATCTTGTTGCATCTCTTTTAAGTAAGAAATAATTTAATATAAAATTAGCCATATCATAAGATAGTGCTTTCTT